CAGATCTTCTTGCGTCTGGAACCGCCTCACGGCCATCTCGGTGGCGTCGCCGAACTCCCCGTCCGCGCCCCACTTGCCGCAGTCGTAGCCCAGCTTGATGAGGTCAAGCTGCAGCTCCTTCACGTCCGCGCCCTCGCAACCGTTCTTCAGGATGCGGTCGCCCAGCTTGGCAGTTGTGGGAGCGGTTGTATCAGTTGTGGGAGCAGTTGTGCCGGTTGCGGGAGCCTTGCTGCCGCGAGTGATGTTCACCGCGGCGTGGTGCCCCTCGTACAGCAGCACGTCGCCCGGCAGCAGGTACTTCGGCCCGGTCAGATACTTCGAAGCCGTCAGCGCCTTGAAGCCCGCCTTCACAAACCGCGCCTTCATGTTGCCGCTGTAGGTGTCCACGGGAATGTCCTCCAGGGCCTGGATGCCCAGGATGTGGCCGGCCGCCTTGACGTTCGCCGTGGTGCCGCCGGTGCAATCCTGCTCACAGGGCGTGGCGATGGCGGACGGGTCGTAACCGGCGGCGACAAGCTGCATCCAGTAGGTCGTGCGCAGGTGCTGATCATAACCCACCTTCGGGTTCAGGCACATGGCGATCTCCAGCTTCGCGATCTCCAGGCCCACCGCCGGGTCCGGGTAGCGCAGCACCACCGTCCAGGGGCGGTTGTACCAGGCCTTCAGCTCCGCCTCATGGCCCGTCTGGTCGCCCGCCTGCCCGCCGTGGTATCGGTTGTTTTCGTCGTGGCCGCTGTTGGCGATGTAGTTGGTGCCGGTCGAGTAAAGGTACTTATCAAAGTTTACCGTCATGTGTTTCACCTCCATGAGGGGCGAATTTCGCCCCCGTTTGTAATTTAAAGTGTCCTTTAGCCCATGACTTCGGGCAAATCTGCAATAAGTTGTGTGAAGAGCGCATTGCCGCCAATCGTAGACGGATGCACATTATCGCTTGAAAGCATTCCAGTGTACCACTCGCCAGCGGGTGTCGCGCCGACAGCACCAGCAAAGTCAACGAAGCGTTTCCCGCTTGCTCTGACCCATGCGTTCTTCCCTTCGTGACTGATTCCTGGAACAGACGGGACGGTGCATAGAATGGGTGTAATACCATTCATTTCGCAAGTTTCAATGAAAGCCTGTTCTTCAACAAGCCAAGAAGCGGCAGGAGTATTAGCATCAGCGTCACTTCCATTATTCATGCCAGTTGCGATGATTGCAAAGGTCGGAGTTCCGTAAGACAAAAGTGTATTAAATGACTGATTCGCTCCATAAGATGTGCCGCCAGAAACTGCGTTAAACAACACATTTTCGTCAAAGCCATATTCCACCATATAGTAAGGGATTCTGGTGTCTGTGCCGAATTGCGCGTAGCTGTCCCCGAAGTACCAGATGCTTCGTTTAGCCGAAGAATAATTGACAGATAGCTCTGCATTGGAAAATGCCATGTCAGTAGCAGTAGCAACACATTCGGATGGAACCCCACCTGTCTGATTCCAGAAGCAATTATACTTGAACGTGACCCCCATTGATGTGATGGAAACAAACATTTGGCTCTTCTTGATTTCAAGCAAAATAGTAATTTCATTTGCGATGCTCAAGCCGTGTGCTTCTGTAATGGTGCTGTTGCTGTTATTGTCAACGATAAGATTTGTCGAATCAACCGAAACAGCATTAGTAGAACCAGACGCTGAAAAGGCGATTATGATTTTGTTGAAGCTGGAAAACTTCCCTTTGAACACAATCTCCTGCCCGTCTTTGACTGCGGTTTTTCCAAGCGCAGAGAGGCTACCGCCGCTTGCAACTGCGCCACTTACTCTTTTGACAGTAGATCTTTCGGCAATGTACGCTTTTGCGTAATACCCGGAAGAGTATGCACCATAGTCAAGTACGCCGCCTTTGGAAATTGCATAGCCGTCTGCTGGAACATAACTCAGGCGATAAGTAACTGCGAAATACACAGCGTTCCCACTATTGCACGATGTTACGGCCTCATAGTCCCATCCTCCGCCAGTTTGGATGGGTTTCTTTTCCGCGTCAAGCAGAATGATATTTGATATGACAAAAGTGTACCTTGAATTTGGCGCGACAGGAATGATGAAGCCGTTATAATCTGTGTTTGTGCCTGTCACAAGGTTAGAGCCGGAGCGGTAATAGTAACTACCCTCAAGATAATCGCTTTTCGCGTTAAAGATGTTTCCGCTTTGCTCAAAAACCTTGATTTCTCCGATGTAGGAATCTGTATCGGCCAGATCAGCTTCAAGGTTCTTGACAAGGTCAATGATCAAATCACCCTTCTGGCATTTTACCGGTAAACGATTTGAATTTACAATCAAATACGCACTATTAGCAGGAGCAGTTATTTTTAAATCTATTACTTGGTTTGTTGTATCAGATTTATTAATAATTATACCATTAGATTGGATGAAGGTCCACAATCCCGCAATTGTTGAGCCGCGTCCAGAAACATAAAAAATATCCCCTTCTACGCAATCCGCTAACGCGTATCTATAACCATCGGCAGAACCAGGATTATTTATGTTAACAGAAGTACCGCTTGTGTCTAAATATTTCCCTTCAACAAACGGATAGACCCAATTCCCTGTTGATTGTATTAAAGCGCTCTTTAACTCATCGACGTCCCCAGCCAGCTCGTCGAACTCCACCTGCGTCACCTCGCCGGGTTCGCCCTGGGGGCCTTGGATGCCCTGCGGCCCCTGTGGCCCCTGGATGCCCTGTATACCCTGCGGCCCCTGCGGGCCGGTGTCTCCGGTGTCACCCTTCGGCCCCTGTTCACCCTGTGGGCCCTGAGGCCCGGTCGGGCCGGTCTCACCCTTCGGGCCTTGGCTGCCGGTGTCGCCCGTATCACCCTTGGGCCCCTGCGGGCCGGTGGCACCTGTCGCGCCGGTAGGCCCCGGCACACCCTGTGGCCCTTCCGGCCCGCGCTCACCGGCGGGCACGCCAAAGGTCAGCGTCACCGCACCGGTCTCCGGGTCGACGGCCTTTGTCACCGTCGCGTCCGAACCGGGTTCAAGCGTCACCGCATCCACGCCCATGTCCTGCACGGCCTCGGATGCCGCCTCGGCGTCATCGGCGGCGGCCACCGCTTCGTCCTTCAGCGCGGCAAATTCCGTCTGCCAGCTCTCCCACGGCTCGGGCGCTTCGCCGCTACCATCCAGCGCGGGCAGCACCTTCGTCATGTAAATGGCCGATTTCGCCACCACGCCGTCCACCAGCATAATCAGCTCGCAGCGGCCCACGCCCTCACGGCTCAGGTCGGTGTCGCTCACCGTCCACAGCACTGTACTGTCACTGACACTCACCCCGGCCACGGGGTAGGCGTAGCTGTCGCCGTTCCGCTGATTGAGCAGCGTGATTTGCCCATCAGGGTATTCGCTCAGCCAGGCGTACACATCAAACTGCGCCTGTGTGTAGTCGTTCTCCCCCAGACGGCCTAGCACATTGATGCCGCTGGTGTTCATGGTCAGTATGTTCATGGGTCATCCCTCCTACAGACTGGTGCGGATGCACAGTACATTGACGGTCAGTGACGTGGATCGCGCCGACGTGCTGGTGTTGTACAGGCCATACGTCACCTGCATGTGGTCGTCGGCCCGCACGCGCAGGTTGTACACGCTGACATAGCGATTGTTGACGATGTGCCCCGCAATGGCGATCGGCGTCCATCCGGCCCCGATCTCGGATTGCGCAATCGTGTACGTGTTGTAGAGATACCCTTCCGCCGCGATGGACGTGGCGGGCACCATCTCAATGAGCACCGATTTCAGCAGGCCCTCATACGGCACAGCGATATCTCCACTGAAAGAGGCGGTACCCGCAACCGTGAGATTCCCCGCAAGGATGTTTGCGCCCGTTGTCGTACCAGAACCGGTTGTCGGCACGGTTTGATGCTCTTCCGGGCTTTGCCCCTCTGCCGCTATGTATGTCGCGCCGTTCAGCTTGTATGTGACGTGGGTAATCGTGGTGGATTCGTGCGATTCAATATATATCGGCTCACCATCTTCATCATACCCGGTCAGCTCGGTTGTCACAAGCTCCACAGGGTCGCCCGGCCACAGGAACGGAGCAGGTCGAACGGTCGCGGAAAACGGCACATAGCTCAATATGCCATCCGAGTAATGATCCCATAAATCTTGAAGCAATTCATCAGGAGTAACCGATATTATTGATGGACTCGAATATTTATATAGCCCCTCTACAAGTGGATTGCCCGTGAAATCTAACGCATAATTCGGCTGTCCTTTAAGCGTAGTGGATTGGTCATTTGCCTTATAAAACAAGCCGGTAATTGTGATGGCCTCATTGGAATAATCCAGGCTATAGCGGTTTGACGCATCACAAACATATCGTACCTGGGTTGATCCTTCATCTCCGTCCCACGGTTCATACCAACGGCATCCAATTGCTCTGGAACTGTAACCTGAAAGCCCAACCCCCCCCATTAACGCAAACGCCCATGATACATACTGTCGGCATGTCAATACACCGTCTGAAAATGGTATTTTTCTATTATCAATATAATATGATGCATTAGGCAACCTATAGAAAAGACCTGGATCATAACCGGTACAATTCCAGATAACATACCTTACAGCATTATAAAGAAAGTCATAATCTGCCGCTGGTGGCGGCCCCCCTGGTCGTATATACATATCCACCGTCATTGGCTTGTCCAACAGCGACATTATATCCAACGCGACAATTTCAATCTCACTGCGGTTCCTGGGCTGACCGTCAACGATAAACTCCCCACAGCTTACACGGTAAGAAGTGGTATTGTATATATCAATAAAGACATATATCCTTGCGCCGGTGAAATTAACGCCGTCAAACCTGCCGTCGTGATTGTTGAGCCGCACGTTCAATTCCGAAGAAACGCATGTGCCCATCGTAACCACGTTGTTGTATGTGGTATACCTGTCAATTGTCAGCCCATCCTCCATAATGTCCGCGTTGGTCAACTGCATATGTGTATTATCTTTCAAGTACACATCCAGCAGTGCGCTCTGATACGGGCCGTTTGCATAGGCGTTCATCAGCGTTTGCGTAGCCTGATACATTACCGTCCGCTCCTTTCAATGATATTGAAGGAGACGTTCGTCCACCGCCCCACTGTGTTGTTATACATCGGTGCGCTCCTGTCGCCCGCGTAGAACGTGCTGGTGCGGTACGTCCCGCGCATGGCGTCCAGGTACGTCACCGTGAAATACTCAGGGTTGAACGCCGTCAACACCTGCGCCACCTCCGCCGTGGTTAGGTACGCCCATGAAAGCTCCAGATGCACACACTGGCCTATACGCATCTTGTCCATGGTCGTGTCCTCGGTGCGGCCCGCGTCCGAAGCGGAAATGTCGCTCAGCTTGTAGGTATAGGAGGAGGGGCAAGGTATCGTTGCCCCGTTCACGCTCTGAATGGGATTCAAGCTCTGATTCGGCATACCCTCGCCCCCCTTAGTACTTCACGGGAACAACTGTTGTCCCGTCGCGCTTGTTCTTCCTCGACAGCGCGTTCACAATGCCGTTCGTGCTGATCTCAGCCGTCACGGGCTTTTCAAGCAACTGCCTGAGGATATTGTTCTGTTCGCGTAGGATATCAATTTCACGCTGTGTGGCGGAATTGCCCTCCATGATCAGCTCCAGCATGGCCTCATTGCCGCCCTCGTCATTTGCGCCCTGATACACGTTGGCGTCAATCGTGACGCCCATCATGGCGCTTCGCACGGCCTCGTACATCGTGGCGGCAATCTGACTCTTATTCAGTACCTCCGTCCTGCCGCCCACGTGGCCCACGATCTCAGGCCCGGCTTCTCCCGCAAGGAACAGGCTGCCGTGGGTTTGCGACGTGCCGCCCGCGTAGGCATTGATGACGCCGCCGTCCATGAACCGGGAAACCTTGCCGTTTTGAATCACGCCGCCTTCGGCGAACAGGTTCGGGAACCAACTGTGCAAAGTGTTCGAAACACCCGTCAGGAACCCACTCCAGTTGTCCACAAACAGGCTGATACCCTGTTCAACGGTTCCGCCTGAGAATGTTTCCACCCAGGCGTCAACCCATGTCCAGCCGTCGCGCTTCAGGCTGACGGCCTTTTTAACGATGCCACCCGTATACTTGCTAGCCCAACTACTGATCAGCGACCATCCGGACTTGATCAGTCCGATCTTCTGGTTGAGCTGTCCGCCCTTGTACGCCTCGGCCCACTTGTCAATCTGCGTCCAGCCCTTGCGGACAAGCTGTACATTTTCCAGCACATCCCCGCCCGTGGCCGCCGTGACCCATTCATTTACAGTTTTCCAGTTGTCCTTCACCAATTCCACCAGCGCGTCAACCTTACTGTCGGGAATCTTCGACACCGCAAGGCCGGTCGCTGTGCTCGTCATTCCCTTGCCTGGCGTAGCGTTGACATTGGCGTTGATCACATCGCCCTTCTTAATTGTCGGGTGGATAAATCCACCATACTGTGTTGTATTCGTGCCGGGCACGGCATTGACAGCGACATCTACAGACAGTTCCTCGGCGTTTGCACCGCCAAAGAAGTGCTCTCCCAGACTACCCGCCATTCCGCTGCCGAAACCCAGCTTCTCAGCTATTTTTTTACCCAGAGAGCTTGCGGAGGTTCCCGTCAGGCGGGGAAGCAAATCAATCGTAAGGCTGTACGCGGCTTTGTTCCACGCCGTTTTCACCTGGTTAAACAGCTCTGCAACCGTTGTCGCAAAGGCAAGTCCCAGCTTCAGAAGTTTTTTATCACCCAGGCCGTCCCACCATTTTTTGACTTCGCCCCACCATGCCGTGATCTTGTTGATGATCTCCTGCGGGCCGCCGAGTTTTTCCACAGCGCCCCATACGATATTACCGGCAATTATGGCAAGGCCAAGAGGTGTTGCAACACCTGACAGCGCCAGCACCAGGCCAATGACAAACAGGGCATTGCTTTCACCGCTGATAAACTCATATATGGAATTGATTACGCCTTTGATCTTGTTGCCGACAGAACCCCAATCGTCATTGATGACATGCTTTGCCGCAAGCGCAGCGCCGGGAAGCAACAGCGCAAGACCGATCGCGGTTGCCACACCTGTAAACACAAGAATAGAACCAATCACCATCAAAGCGCCAGCGGCCACGAGTGAACCGTGGCTGTCATTCAGCACCTTGTCAATCTTCTCTTTGATCGCGCCCCACTGTTCCTGACCCACATTATTGTGAGCCAACATGCCCGCATTTACGGCGATGATCGCTAGACCAAGCGGAATGTGACCACTGAACGCAAGCACGACACCGACAACAATTGCAAGCTCATTAATGATGTTCATGATCTCGTGCATGTTCTTGTCGATCTTTTCGCTCACGCTCTCGTTCATTGCCATCTTTGTCGCAAGCACACCCGCGCCAGCGGCCATGATCCCAATGCCGAGTCCGATGTGCCCGCTAAACGCCAGTACAGCGCCAACGGCCAGCGCCGATGTTCCAAGCAGTCCCATCAGGTCAAGAATATTCTGCTTGACATTATCGCTCAGTTTGTCCCAATTCAATTCCTTCTTGAACCGGGACGCCAACTCATCAAAGAAGCCGCCCAGCAGGTGAAGCCCGCCCATCAGCGCCGCGTTCATCGCGCCAAAGAACGCGGAAGCGATTTCACCCCACTTGATATGTATCAGCACGTCCACGAGCTTGTCCGCCAGCGTCTTGCCGAAATCCGTCCAGTCCGTCTCGCCCAGCCAGTCCGTTAGCTCTTCCAGCATACCAATGACGAAATCACTCATCGCCGAGGCAAGCTGCCCGAAGTCGAACGTCTTGAAGAACCCGATGATCATGTCGGCAATGGCCGTCAGCTTGCGGACAAAGTACCGACCTATCGTGTTGAAATTGATCTGCGAAATGGCGTTGTTCAGGAACGTGGCGATGCTCTGACCAATCTTCGTGAAGTTGATCGTTTTCAGTGTCCAGTATTTCGTGCTGAACCAGCCGTTGATGTAATAGCCCACCTTGCGCCCAAGGCCCGCCCAATCAACGCTGTTAACCAGCTCGTTCACCTTGTCGCCCAGCAGCTTGCCGAGGCCCTTCCAGTCGCCCCGGTTGAACGCCTCTTTCAGCTTGTTCGCAAAGTCGGCGATCCCACTGTTGATCTTCCGAGTTTCGAACATCGTGGAGTAATCCACACCGCCGCCCTTTTTGTCGCTGCCGGGAGTACTGCTGCTGCCGCTAGTTGTAGGCTCATTGACGCCGTTCAGCTTGTTAATCTCGTCAAACGCCAGAATGGTGTTGACGTACTTCTTCGCGTTGTCCGCCGCCTTTTTGGTGTTCGTGCTCGTTTTCTTCGAGTCATCCTCGATCTCTTTCCATACCGTGGCGACCTTCTTTGCCACCGTATAGGTGCTCTTACCCGTAAGCGCCGCGAACACCTGATTGACGGTGTTAAAAAAGCCCACAACCTTGTCCACGACGAAATCAATGGCCGGGGCCACCGCTTCAATCAGCGGGCTTACCATCGCGGCAAAGCTGTTTTTCAGATACAGCGCCGACGTGGCAAGGCTGTCCATGCTCTTCTTAAACGTCCCATCCGCCGTGGCGCTCCACTGGTACAGGTTTTCGATACCTTCCTTCAAGCCCTTCGTGATGAACTTTATGGCTGAACGAATGGCCCTGTAAAACGCAATGCGCTTCAGGCTGGAAAGCAGGGTATTCGCAGCGGATATGGCGCTCTGGATGCCGCCGAAAAGCTGGTTCTTGAAGAAGGTACCCAGGTCTTTCAGCCCCGAACCAACCTTGATCTTGCTCAGTGCGTCCCGCAGCTTATTGGTCGTTTTGGCAGACTCTTTGGCCTTATCGCCAGCCTCTTTGATCTTGTCGCTTGCCTTTTTGACTTCATCCCCGGCTTTTTGAGAGGAACTGGCGACATCCTCCATTTTATCCTTTGTGGGCTTCAGGCCGCCAGCCGCGCCTTTCCCGGCAGTCCCGGTTTTGCCGAGGGCGGCATTTATGCGCTCTATGGCACTTACTGCCCGTGCTGCACTGGCCGTAATGCCAATCGAAAGATTATCTATCCTCTCCGACAACGCTCATCGCCTCCCTCTTTTCAGTTTCCTGCTTACTCTCTGCCGTCAGCTTCGCCATGAATTGCTCCATACGCTTTATCCGCATGGCTTCCTCACGTTCACGCGCTTCCTTTTCGGTAAGCGGCCACGGATCCTCCGGGTACTTGCCCGGCTCCACCCTGCCGCCGCCAAAGGATGCCCGCATGACAGGCGCGACCCGCAACAGCGCGTCATAAATGTACGCGCCCTGCCGCCAGCGCGACCATTCATCGCTGCGCTGTTTGATCTTCGCGGCTTCCCTGTAAGCCTTGTGAACGACTGTATTAGAACCCCAGAACTCGGCATAGGTCATGCCAAGCGCCATGTACTGCGGGCAGAGGTTCGCAAACGTCTCCGCAAAGCTCACAGGGCCATCGGACGGTTCCCCGCTTACGTGGTCGCCGTCCACTCCACGTTTCCCTCGTCATCCTCATCGGGCATTAAATTGGAAAGCGTGGCATTGTACATCTCCAGCAGCGTGGTGACCAGCGTCTCCTTGTCCTTCATCTTGCCGTACAGTTCCTTCATGACGGTGTTGCTGGTCTTGCGGTTATGGGCCAGGAACGCGCCCGCCCAAAGCTGCTCGATGCGGGTCTGGGGCTTGTCGTTGAAATCGTTGATCGAGAAGCCCGCCGCCTCCATCTGCTTGATGCTCTCAGGTGTATATTCAAGACAATAGTGCTTGTCGTTGTAGTCGAAATTGATCTGATTCATGGTACTCATGCTTTTATACCTCATTTTTTTATTAAAGGGCGAGAGTATATATCCCCCGCCCTTGCCGGTTGTTCAGTTGAATTAGGCAGACGCCTTGACGAAATTCTGAGTCATGGTCAGGGTGACGGTCATGTTCACAACCTCGTTCACGCCAGCGCCAGCCACGAACACGTCGATGTAGCCCTTGCCCTCGAACTTGCCCGCGCTGCCGTCAGGCGTAACCACGCCCTGAGACTCAGTGCCGCCGAACCAGATGGCAACATTCACCTCGGTGCCCTTCAGGGCAGCCAGGGTCGCGTAGTCGGTAGCGGTATAGTTGCAGGTAAAGGTTTTCTGTTCGGTGTTCTCGATGCCCGGAATGTAGGTACGGGCAAAGTCAGACAGAGTCGTGGTCTCAATGGGTTCCGGGGCCGCACCCAGGTCGGGGAAATCCTTGATATCCACCAGCTTCGCCCAGGTCAGGGTGCCGGTGCCGGTGCCCTGCATGAGGAACGCCTTGTAAGAAGAAATAGCGATAAGTCCTCAGTCCTTTCTATCGTTGATAGATCGTTTGATCTTTACCTACTACGGCGCGGTATCTGCCAGTCAGCCGGTAGATGGTCGCGTCGTTCATGTTCTGTACGGGATTCATGAACGTGCGGGTGAAATTGAACCGGGCAAACTGTTCGTCCACCGCGTTCGCAATCTCCCAGCACTGTGCCCGCTTGCCCTTGTTCAAGTTGCTGTAGATGTCCACCTGGTACATCACTTCGGCATAGTTCTCAATGTCACCGCTGTCAGACCCGGAGCGCAGCACGCTGCTGTCCATCACTTCAATGCTCACGGCAGGAAACCGGGGCGGCTGGCGCACATATTCATTGGACACGAATACGCCGTCAAACCTCGCCCTCAGCACAGTTGCAATGGCGGTAAACAGTTCATTATTGATGTCAATCATGAACCGAACACCTCCTTTGCAATCTGCACAATGTCCTGTCTCACGCTCTGTACTGCCCTGTACAGCGGCATGGAGGCGGGGGTGCCGTGGGTGAGATGGAGTTCACCATCCTCGCCGTAATAGCCCCATGTTTCCTTCGCGCCATTCGGGCCATAGCTACCAATGGTGAGGCCCAGGTTCGCGCCCAATGGGTTCGGGGAACTTCCCACCGCGCCGTTGTAATAAACGCCAGCGCCAAACTCCATGAATACCGCGTCCTCACCATCGGCAAACACCACAGTCAGGTCTTGACTTGAAATCACATACACTTCAACATTGCCGAACTCAGTTTCATCAACGAGACTACCATCAACAACTCTGAACACATTGTCCGCAACAGAGGCGTTGAAAACAGGTTGCGCTTTGTCCCGGATCATGTCACCCAGGCGTTCCCGCAATTCGTCGGCCTTGACCTGAATCCACCTTGCGTAATCATCCAACTGGGCAATCGCCGCATTAATGCTGCCGGGGTCAAACACGTCAATCTCAATGTGCCTGCTCACGACACGGTCACCTTGCTTACGGCTATCACAGTGCTGCCATAGTTCGGCAAGCCCCGTCCAACCTTGCGCACGATGTAGTCCCACGGTGTTACGATCTCGCCGTCAGCGTTGACTTTCAGTGCGCCGTTTTCGTCGAGTTCGGGAACACTGTCTATCCACAGCACCGCATATTCATCAATCGGGGTGTCTCTGTCGCCGGTGACAATCACCTTGTCGTACAAGTCATCGTCGCCAAACTGCCGCGCCACGACATCGCCTTTCGCCGGTGAGATGTTCGCCTTTGCCTGAACAGGGTTTCCATATTCCGCAGAGGTTCCAATCTGATTGCCGTAATCGTCATACTGTTCAACAGTATCCTCATACAGCGCATACCAGAACGTCTGCATGTTCCGAAAACACATCCTTGCCATCGACCATCACACCTTTGCGTAGGCAATCACATTTTGGCGAATGTACCTTGTCATGTCGGTGAAGTCGAAGTGCCGATGGATGCCGTTTTCGATGGAAACGCTCTGGCCTTCAAGCCCGCGCTGAGTAAAGCCATTTACCACGGCGTAGACCTGAGTCATCTCATAGGCGGGCGGCACATCATCCGGCATGTCAGCCGGGTTGTAGCTGAACCGCCATTGAAGAATCTCGGTCTTGGCAAGGGTCAGATAAGACATGATCGTGTCATCGTCTGGCGCGTCAGGCCCCATGATGGTCTTTACCATCGCCAGCTTTTCCTCGCTCGTCATCCTCGGCACTCCTTTCTTACAACTTTTTCACGGTTTTCCCGCCCCGTTTGACCGGGGCGGATTCCTTCGCTTCTTCCTTCGGCTCCGGGATGATACCCACCGTGATAGAGCCGTCAGGATGCCGCACGATAGCCATTAAGTGCCGCTGACAGAGTGGACGTAGATGCCCTTGGTCTTATTGGACAGCACCCAGCAATCGTGATAGATGCGATAGTCGAACTTCCAGGCATCGGCCTCCTGGTTCACCTGGGGGCTGAACACGCGGGGAACGACGTGCTTCACGACCTGGAGCGTAGCGCTCGGATGGATGATCATGAAATTAATCGCCTGACCGGAAGTGGTGTAGCCACCCACGGCGGAGGCGGTGGTGGGCGCGTTCAGGGTGATGGCGGTGTTGAACCGACCGGCCGGAACGCGGATGATGCGCATGTCATCATACATCTCAACCCGACCGTTGACGTTCGGATCGCCGTTCTCGGTGAAGCGGGTGATGCCGTCCTTGAGGTTCTTGTAGGTGTTGGGGGACACGAACAGGATGCGGCCCTCATAGGGAACCTCGGCATCGTCCAACGCGGCTTCGGCGGTCTGGATAGCGGCCACAGTCGCAGCGCCAGTAGCCAGAGTGCCAGTCACCTTCTGGGAGGCATTGGCAGCACCCGCATACTTGGCGAAGCGGTAGGCATCCAGTTCGGGGACAACCTCGGTGCGCTCAGTCTCGCCAACCAGGGAGCCGAAGGCCATACCCACGGATTCGTCATTGTCCATCACGTCAACCATGTAGCTGCGCCCACGGTCAATCTCGATGGTGTAGGGAACCCAGGAGCCGTTCACATCGCCGGGAACAAAGCCCGCATTGCGGCTGTAGTTACCCAGACCCACGGGGTCGATGGTGAAGATGTTGGCGGTCTTAGCGCCAATCCAGCGGACGCGCTCAGAAGCGGTGTCCAGCAGGGAGGACAGGGAACCATACTTATAAATTTCGTCCAGAATCGGCAGATACCGACTGGCAAGACCAATCGTGTTGGTCACGGGAGCGGTGACAGTAGTCGCCATACTCTAATCATCCTTTCGTTGTGTTATCGTCGGGAAGGTGCGCCCATCCATCGGCGCATGTTTTCATAGTCTGTGTCCACGGTGGTGTTGGTCGTGGGCGGTGTGCCAGCCGAAAGCCCCGGCTGACGGTTCAGTGCTTCGTTGTTCAGGCGGGTGGTTGTCGCCTCAACAAACGCATTCAGGCAGTCGAACACGGAATCCATGTCGCCATCCGCAAGCGCGGTCGCGGTCTTGCCCGCAAGATCAGCGTCCATGTTCAGCGCAAGGCACTTGCCTGTGTAGTCGCTGACGCGCTTTTCCTTGCGCAGCGCTTCCAGTTCATCCCGCATGGCCTTGTCAGCCTCGGCACGTTCAGCCTCGGCACGCTCCGCCTCCGTCTGCTTCTCGCGGAGTTGCCGCTTGTACTCGGCAGCCTCCCCATTGGCACGGGACAGGGCGGCCTTCAGCTTCTCCAGTTCCGGGTCGGGCTTCGTCACTTTTGCGGGTTCGGTTTTTACGGGTTCAGTCTGCTCATTAACAGCCTGTTCAGTCGTGACAACATTGGTTTCATCCATGTTCTTTAACCTCCGTTTGACAAGGCGGTTTTCGTCCGCACTGTTTTCCGTTTTTGGTCGGGTTGTCTCCCGTTTGCGATTTGATAAGGCTGTTTCCCTACAGCCGTAAAGCGGCATCAGCCGCGAATTACCTCAACAACACATCTGCAATTGATATTGTTCTCAGGTAGGATGAACCCTCCGGGATATTCCGCATGGTCGCCGTCCCATGTCCAGAACTCAGACCCGAACGGTACGACCATACCTTCGAGGTATTGATGCGTATCACGCACACGATCATCTTCCATCGTACGCCAACGCTTTTGTACCGAATCCTCGGCCCCGTTCGCCCTCACAGCGTCCACAGCGCCCTGGTTGTATATCCGCGTGACGTCTGTCTCCGCTATACGAACAATGTCATACAGCGTCCCGCCAGACTCGTAATACTCCATCACCCTGTCGCGCCATGTCTTACCGGCAACCGGTTTGTTCACAGCCGCGTCCACGGCCTCTACAGAGGGCATCTCAGCCGTTCCAAGTTCGCTGTTGGTTGCAGTAGCCCCATTGGCGTAGGACAGCAGAAACAGGTCAAGAAGCTCGTCTATGATGTCCTCGGCGTCCTCGCGTGACTTGATGCGCCCTTTGCCGATACGCTCCTCACCCACATTGTCTGAATTCTCAGTAAAATGAACCTGGAGACGGTCTTTCATGGCGTTGATCTCGTCAATCGGGAGAATCGTCATGCTCCTCAATCCTCCCTTGGGCAATGGCGAAATATTCAGGGTCAAGCTCTATGCCGATGAAGTTTCGACCTGTTTTCACAGCCGCCACACCCGTTGAACCGCTACCCATGCAATTATCCAGCACCGTTTCGCCATCGTTGGTGTAAGTCTTTATCAGATATTCAAGCAGCGCCACGGGCTTCTGTGTCGGATGCCCCCCCTTAATCCTCTGTTGCGGGAAGGTAAGTATTGACTTCGGATAGTAAATATCCGATACATGCGGCATATAGGTGTATTTCCCGTAGTTTGAGGATTGACCGCCAGTGTTCTTTAGTTGCGGCTTGCCTTTGAACATTTGAGGGTTATACGCACATTGCTTCTCATAGAAAACACTTATTGTCTCATGCTGCCTCAACGGTTGTTTCTTGGCGTTCAGGAATCCCGTTACTTGACGTTTATCCCATATCCAGTCATACTTGTATGCCTTGATATTGCTCATGCGCAACGCACTTGAAAACGGTTCAGCGCCAAACAGCACAATCGCGCCGTTATCCTTTATCACGCGCCGATACTGTGACCAAAGCGGTCCAAACGGAATCACGCTATCCCATTTGTTTTGTGTCGTGCCATACGGCAGGTCGCACAGCACCATGTCCACACTGCCGTCAGGGATTTCCTTCATCCGTTCCAAGCAGTCACCTTGCATCAGCGTTATGCTCATACGGAACCACCCGTTTCATTCTCGCCGTTGTCGCTGTCACGCTCAATGATCTCGGCTTCACCCTGTCCGTTGGTCTGCTGCTCAACCTCATCCGCCTTGTCCGGGTCTCCCCAGATCATCTTCAGGTACTTGTCGCTCATCTTCATGTCGGCAACCGGGTCATTGGAAATGCCGGACTTGTAAGCGGCCAGTTCGGGATGCAGACCGGAGGAAAGCATGGTGTTGAACGCCTGGGCCTTGCTCTGGATATTCGCGGTCTCATTGCGAACAATGTTCAGTTCAAAGTCGTTCAGACTGATATCCAGTAGTCCACGCCGCTTCAGAATTTCAACAAATATCCTGTCGAACTGCCGGTTGCTTTCCTTGAATAGGTCGGCGCAGTTCCGGGCCGCGCAGTCGGCATTGAACCATCCGTCCCGGGCCAGCACTGCCGCGCCGGTATCAGAAGTGGATGTGCCGCCCTTGGTCGTG